AGCAAACTTTGCTGCCGGTTCTTTGTAACGAATACGAATGTTTACCCAAGCAAGAGCTTGTAATTGATATGATGTTAGTCCCATCTTTTGACCAGCTTCGTGTAGAATTTTAACAAGATTTTGACGAACTTCATCGCTACCGAACAGCTGCATGATGGCGGCATTAACAATACCGTCTTTGTTCTTTTGTAAAAGTGCTTGTTTCTTTTTAAGCAATGTTTCTTCTGTATCCTTTTTACCAGATTTGACTTTTGATTGGTCGGTGATGTGTTGAATCCAGTCACTAACATCTTCTTCAACCATGCGAGCAAGTGGCTTGTCGAAGAATACACGAATCATCCAACGGTCAACTGTGGCTGGATCAATCTTGTCGTCCCATTTATAACCTGGAAAAATTAGATTCATAAAGAAAGAGTTAATCTTGGTGCCGCCAATCTTCAACTTGCCACCTTTTAGATCATTGAATAATTGGTCTTTGGTTATCTTGCCGTCGTTTGCTAAATAATATTTTACAAACAAGTTGAAGTTTGGAATCTTAGCATTTGAAACGGTGATTTCACTAAAAACGTCATCTTGACCCTTTCTAGCGCCAGCGTCTACTGTTCCACCTTTATAATCTTTCTTTGGAGCGAGCAAATCGGCATACTTTGATCCTTTTCCTTGGAATGTCTTCAAATACGCCAATGTTTCATTGTTCATATTGTCTTTAACATTTGTAGAAAGAGCTTCTAGCATTTGTTTGCCGTTTGGCAACGCCATGTCAGCTTTTACAGCGTCAAAAAGTTTAGCAGCTTCTAAAATATTTTGGTCAAGTGCTGTATTGGCAGAACAATATGCACAACCAGCCAAGAAAAGACATGCATCATTTTCTGGCATACTGCCGAAAACAAGTTTGTTAAAATTGTCATACCAATATGCGTATGTATCAAACTTCTTTTTTAGTTCAGGAGTTGCTTTTAGATATTGTTCAACTTCTTGATCAAGATTGCCCATTTCCAACGTAATTGGAATTTGTAAATCGACCTTCTTGTTGTCAATCTTGAATGGAACGGTAACATTAAAAGTGTCTTTTGATTTAAACTCTGGACTGGTGAGTTTATTATAAAATTCTGGGCCTGTCATTGCTTCGGCCAATTCAAGTTCGTCAAGATTTAAAAGTTCAGTAAGTTTCATAGATAGAATATAACAATAAATATATACAAAAGGGCATAAAAAGTCCTTGACGAGTGGTTATTTCTGTGTATATTGATATGATATATGAGCGAAAGAAAACTAGCATCTATTCAAACCATACTTTCTTTAACACCAATCGAAGGTGCCGACGCTATTTTACTTGCTAAAGTGCTTGGTTGGGAACTTGTTGCAAAGAAAACAGAGTTCCAAGTTGGAGATAAGTGTGTATACTTTGAAATTGACAGTGTTTTGCCAATAGCTACATGGAACGATCATCTTCGTAAAGATCCAGCCAAGCCATTGCGTATCAAAACTATACGACTTCGTGGACAATTGAGCCAAGGTTTGGCTATGCCATTGTCTATTATTCCATCCGGTGAATATGAAGTGGGTCAAGATGTTACACAACTCATCGGCGTTACTAAATACGAACCTGTTGTACCCGCTCACCTATCTGGTATGGCTAAAGGCAACTTTCCAGCATTTTTACATAAAACCGATGAACCTCGTTTACAATCTGAACCAAGAGTCCTTGATGAAGCCGTTTCAAAAAACCTTGTGCTGGTTGGCACACTCAAAATGGATGGCACCAGTTTTACTGCATACAGAAGGGACGCTGACTTTGGCGTTTGTTCTCGCAACCTCGATTTGAAAGAAACCGAGGACAATGCTCATTGGAAGATGGCTCGCAAGCTTAAACTTGAAGAAATTCTTCGTAGTGAACCTCGCAATCTTTCTATTCAAGGAGAAATGGTTGGGCCAGGCATTCAAGGCAACCGCATGGGTTTCAAAGAAGTAGATTTATATCTATTCAACTTATACGACATTGATACTGGAAAATACCTTGGATATAAAGAACTTGTTGAGTTTGGCCAAAAGCACAATCTTAAAGTTGTTGATACCAAAAGTGTCATCCAGTTTGACAATGATATGGAACCTAAAGATGTTAATCATCTTTTGAACATTGCTAACAATCTAAACTATGACAACGGCACTCCCGCCGAAGGAATAGTTTGGCGACCAGCCACGGAAACATACAGCGACGTTCTTAAAGGTCGTATGAGTTTCAAGACAATATCAAATCGCTTCCTTGAGAAGTACAAAGAATAACATGGGATGCTGGAACGAAACATGCGCGGTCAGTAAAATGACCATTTACGACGGAGAACAAGTTCGGTTTTTGCCGATTGTTCAAAATCCTTTTCTTTTTAATGCTCAAAAAGGATTTCCAAACGACGAAGCACCAGTTCTACCGAAAGGTGGTTCTGGTTGCTATATAACCAATTTTTGGGTACCATTGTGCTTGCCAATTCGCGGCGAATATAATGATTATGGCTCAATAAAAAAAATTCCTGAAAAAACTGGACAAGACAAGGCTGAACTTACTCAATTTATGGAGGCATTGAAAAAATATGCTATCCGGCTTAAAGTTGGCGAAAACAAATATCACGATCTTGCCATTCCACAAGATTTTACTTTAGACGAAATTTTAAAAGCATTACAACTCGGGCGAGTTTATGTACACAATCCCAAATGCAAACTGGCAGTGTCGGTTATGATGATAAAAGAAAGCGTGTGGCAAAGTTTGCTTGAAGTGGACATATTAAAGTGTGAAGATGCGGGAATTATTAAAATTTTTATAAAACAAGACGGTGACACATATACTCGCAAGGGTATAGAGAAAGAAGTTGAAAAATCTCTTGAAAAATATCGCTCCAGAATTTGGAGTAATGCACCATCGCGTTTTGCCAGTACACCAAGTAAAGATACAGCAAAAACATTTTCAGAATTTGAATATATTCATCAGATAATTAGTATATTGCGTATCAATTACGCACCAACTTGTGGATCTGGTAGCCAAACTTCAAATCATGGACTTTGGAATAGTACAATGACCAAATGGAAAAAAATTGCTACTAAAGATGAGCATCGTCGTGACGAAGAATAACATGGAACAGCCCATAAAACTAAAGTGCCAAGGTTGGCACGGCCCATGTGACCGCGAAGATGCCAAAAGAGGTCATATGAACACTAGATACGTTGAAATAGAACGTAATTATATAACTTTATGCCCCGATTGCTGGAAAGAATGCGAAGAACATTGGGAAGATATGTGGGCTGAATATTATTACCAATGTATGTAGTGTATATATAAAAACTTTGTGTGTTTCTAGGTTATATATATGATATATAATATATAACTGACTATGAAACACAAATTTTATATATTTTTAGTTATAATAATGGCTTGCACATCGTATGCAAGTGACATGGTGCATAGCTTTAGATCGGCTACTTTTAGTGGAGTGAATTTCTCCAACACCGCCATGACGATTGAAAACTTGGCAAGAACAAGAAAGCAATCGGTAAAAGACACGGCCAAAGCAGAAGCTGAACAAGCCAAGATACAAGCGTCTAATACGCCGTTAAACACGTTTATAAACAATCTACAGGCTAGAATATACTCACAACTAGCTTCTCAAGTAACCGACCAGATATTCAATTCTAACGGTGCTACGTTTGGAGTTATCAATTTACAAGGTGGCTCTACAATTACTTGGCAACGCAATGGCGATTTTGCTACTTTATATATCGTAGATCCGTCCACCGGAACAACAACAGAAATAACCGTACCAGTCGGTTCTTTAAGCCCAATACCAGTTGGCTAATGATGAAAAAGTATGCACTTATATTCATTTTGCCTCTACTATTGGCTGGTTGTGCATCCGTACCATCTAAACCGTCAATATTAGAGATACCAAAGTATCAAGCTTCTCCTTTGGAAAAAGAGCTTATGGAACTTCCTGCACCGGAAGGACCGAGAATGACTGTTGCGGTATATTCATATACTGATAAAACAGGACAGCGTAAAGTTTCTGATGCGTATGCATCATTTTCATCCGCCGTTACACAAGGTGCTGAAAGTTGGCTGATTGATTCTTTACGACTGGCTGGTGGCGGTGCATGGTTTCAAGTGTTAGAAAGAGCAAATCTTGATAACATCATCAAAGAGCGACAACTGATCAGTCAAACTAGAGAAACATTTCAAGGAAAGAACGCAGAAAAGCTTACACCTATGCTTTTTGCCGGAGTTATAGCCGAAGGTGGTATCATAGGATATGATTCAAACATTTTAACCGGAGGTGCTGGAGCAAGTGTGCTCGGCATATCATCAAATGCTCAATATCGCAAAGATGTAGTTACAGTTTCATTACGATTTGTAAGCGTACAAACCGGAGAAGTACTTTTAAGTGTTGCAGTTACCAAGACAATTTCCAGTGTTGCAGTATCTGGCAATCTATTCAAATTCTATGAGCATGGAACATTGCCTATAGAGTCTGAATTAGGATTAACAGCAAATGAACCAAACACTATTGCTGTTCGCAGTGCAATAGACAAAGCCGTTATAGAGATAGTTAATCAAGGCGAGAGAATGAAGCTCTGGAAATTCAACCCTAATAAGAAAGCATTATGAAGAAACTAATAACAACACTAGCATTCATATGTTTGGCAAGTATCGGATACGGTCAAAACCAAATATATGTAAATCAAATAACTACCGCTGGTAGCACGACGTTGATACAAGTAGGAAGCCTCAATAAAATTGGAGTTTCTAGCGGAACACCGTCTGACATAACAGGAGATAACATCTTGTTTGAAATGAGACAAATGGGCGACAACAATACAACAGACTTCTCTATCACTGGAGCAAACAATCTGAAATTATTGTCTGTTGCAACCGGAAATAGCAATACCCAAAAATATTACTTTGACGGAGCAACCAATAAAATGAACATTGCTCTAAATGGTAATAGCAACAGTGTATTGTTCAACAAAGACGTAACCGTTGATCATACATCCAACACCGACAGCAGTAAAGCAACTATGGATAACACTGACGTAATCTTGGATGTTACTGGAAATTCTAACGTATTGAAGTTTGGTATCAAAGACGCCAACTACAACTACGTGAATTACAGTATCACTGGTAACTCAAACACTGTCAAATCTACTCAAATTGGTTCGACTGGCGGCGTTGCTGCTAAAGATGGTCACGAACAAACAGTCACCATCCAAGGAAGTACAAACGACCTAACAGTATATCAATCTGGCGTAGAAAAACAAACATTCCAATATAGTTTGGTAGGTAGTGGAAACACCGTTCGCGTAGTACAAACTACAAGTGGTGCAGCTCCCGCTATGACAACTGGTGGAACAACTGGTCCAACAGGTCCGGCGGCTCCAACAACCGGTATCAGTCCTCCAACTCCATAAGGAATGGTTGCAAAAGTTATATTGATATTGGCTGGGGCGTTATTCTGCTCCAACTTATTTGCCGCAGCCGGTAAAATTACCGAGGTGACTGGTCCTACTCAAGTGACAAGAAACCAAGATAAAATTGAAGGCAAGGTTGATGTTGGAATAGAAATGGATGATACAATTGAAACGTTAAAAGGACGGGCTGGAATAACCTTTGAAGACGGTACTCGGGTTCAATGCACCGAATTCAGCAAACTGGTTATAGACACATTTGTATATGATCCATCAAGCGGTAAAGGCAAGATAGGGTTGAAAGCATCGCTTGGTACAGTAAGATACGCCTCCGGACTTATCGCAAAAAATAGCAGAGACGAAGTTAAAATCAAAACACCAACTGCATCTGTCGCAGTTCGTGGTACTGACTTTTCTCTTACAGTCGATGAGATGGGTAGAAGTTTAATTATTCTTCTACCCTCTCTTGCACAATTTGGTCCTCCCGTTGTCGGCAGTATAGAAGTTAGTAACGGGTTGGGAACAGTTTTAATGACAAAAGCATATCAAGCAACAATGGTCGCTTCATCCAATGTAGTGCCATCTGCTCCCGTATTATTAAATTTAGAAGATGAAACAAGCGTAAACAACGGACTTTTATTGGACACACCAAAATCAGTTACGCAATCTGCAAAAGAAGCAAAGAAAGCTCCTGTACAAATAAGTAAAGACTCTGACGACTCATCAAACAAAAAGGGAACAAAGTCGGAGTCAAAAGCGGCATCAACCGCACAAAGTGGAAATTCTTCTGGAGCCACATCCGTAGCTCAAGTCGATAGCACATCTGCAAATTCCGCACCTCCGGAAGAATCACAATCGGCTGCATCTGCACAAACACAAGAAGCGTCGGCTACACTAGCATCTGTATCTTTAGATATAAACAAGTTACAACCAGAAGTAAACAAATCTATAATCGAGGCAATATCTACGAAAGTAGCAGCAGCAACAACTTCCGTTATTCCTACAATAACAGTACCAACATCAACAGTAAACAACGGTTTTACTACAGACGGTACAAGTGCTATTTTGTATATCAACAATAGCGGAGTAATTTTTTACAAAGTCAAGGTGGATACGAACGCAACCTTCACAGTTACAGATAAAGATAGCACAAAAGAGTATCCGTTAAATTACGGATCTAAACTAAAAGTGAATATCATACAACGATGAAAAAATATCTGATAAAACTGTTTGGCGTTGGTTTATTGATACTAGTCGCTCTAGTAGCACTACGAGTAATAGACCCGTATCCAATAGAAGTTATACGCTTAAAAGGATTGGACTATTATCAACGCACTCAAACTAAAGTTAAAAGTGATAATGTTGTAGTTATAGAGATAGATGAAGATAGTTTAGAAAAGAATGGACAATGGCCGTGGCCAAGAACAGAACTGGCAAATGGTATCAAGAAAGCATTTGAAAATGAAGCAGTCGTTGTAGTGCTTCCTATTATATTTGCAGAAAAAGATAGAATGGGTGGAGATGCTGAATTTGTAGATATGCTACAAAAAGTTCCGGTGATTACATCACAATCCGCGTCTGTAAAAGGCAAAGGAGTTCCTGTACCAAGAGGACTGGCAACTGTAGGAGGTCAATCTGATGGATGGCTATATGATTATCCAAATGCAATTGGACCTGTAAAAGAAATCGGAGAATCTTCTGCTGGGGTTGGTATGTTGTTGACGGCACCTGAACTTGATGGTGTTGTTCGCCGCTTACCTTTGATAATTCAAGTTAAAAAAGAAACATATCCAACACTACCATTAGAAGTACTTCGTGTTTTTAGTGGAGAACCAAGTTATCAAGCAAAAATCAATGATGCGGGTATTCAAGCTGTTAGAGTAAAAGGCACACCGCCAATAAACACAGATGCTAATGGAAGAGTGTGGATAAATTTCAAGTATAAGTTTGATACTATGTCTTATACAGATAATGATTGGTCAAAGATAAAAGGAAAGATTGTGGTTATTGCACTAACTGCCGAAGGATTAAGTAATACAGTAGCTACACCAGTTGGAATAGCATATGGTCATGAAGTAAGTATGCAAACACTACAAATGCTTGTTGATGGAAATAGACTAGAAAGAAAAGCAGAGTTTGATTTATATGAACTAGCCGTTGGTATAACACTTGGATTGATTTTAGTAACATCTGCGGCATATCTTGGATATGTTTGGAACGCGGCACTAGTAAAAATATTAACTACTGCTATTGTTGCTGCTGGATTTTATTTATTTAGAAACAACGGATACTTAATAGATTATACATGGCCATTGATGGCGGCATTTTTACCGTGGGTAGGAGCAATATTCATGAGATTTGTAATGGAGTTTAAACTCAAGATGCAAATCAAGAAGCAGTTCGGTACATACCTCGCACCTGCACTCGTTGAAAAGCTACAAAAAAATCCTGGTTTGCTACAACTTGGCGGCGACGAAAGAGAATTGAGCATAATGTTTACAGACGTTCGTGGATTTACAGCTATATCTGAACACTATGGTAAGAATGTTCAAGGACTTACAGGCATTATGAACAGATATATGACAGCTATGACCAAAGCTATTCTAGCAAATGATGGTACATTAGACAAATATATCGGCGATGCTCAAATGGCTTTCTGGAATGCTCCATTGGACAATCCAAACCATGCTAAAGATGCTGCTAAAACTGCGTTGTCTATGCTTAAAGAATTGGACGCATTTAATGAAGAAATAAAAAAGGAAGGCATTCCCGCATTCGGAATGGGGCTGGGTATAAACACTGGAGATGTTGTTGTAGGAAATATGGGTTCTGTGCAACGATTTGATTATACTTGTCTTGGCGACCATGTTAATCTTGCTTCTAGATTAGAAGGTCAAAGCAAAGCATACGGTGTGCGTATTATCATTGGACCAAGAACATATGAAATGATAAAAGATGAGTATAAATGCTTTGAGCTAGACTGCATCGCCGTCAAAGGTAAAAAAGAAGGTGTAAAAATTTACACCATAATGGAAAACCAAGAAATATCTTTTCAAAGTGCTGTATTCTCGGTACATTCTGAATTCTTAAATCAATACAGAGCACAGAGTTGGGACAAAGCTATCAGCACAGCAGATGTGTTAATGAAACATAACAAAGAACTTATACACTATTATGAGATGATGATAGAAAGAATAGAGGGACTACGAAACAGCAATCTTGATGAAAATTGGGACGGAGTGTATCGTGCCACGAGCAAATAAACCACTATTTTGCATATAAAAACGAAAAAAGTGAAAAAATATCATCTTTTTAATAAAAAAGTGTTTGACATTTGATTTTTTTCATACCATAGTTGTATTTATTAAATAACAAAGCATCAAATCATGAACAACGTTTCACATAAATCGCAAAATCTAAACTCCTATTGGAGCTTGTGCTTTATTGTGCAACCGACAACAGGAGCCAATGAAGGTCGTGATATGAAAGGTGTGGCATAACGGAGATTATAAAAAATCTAACCTAAAATGCCCCACCTTCCTAAAAAGAGGTGGGTTTTTTATTTTAGAAGATTTATTAAAAAAAGTTTGACAAATAATAAAAAGTAAGTAGAGTTAGTGAAGTTGGCGATAGAGTAACAATTTTAAGTTTTTTCACAGTACAATTTAGATGGGTAAAAATGCACCCCGAAGCACTAAAATAGCCACCGGCGCGATAGCGACCGTTTTGTGGGAATCAATATCAACAGAGAGAGTTTTATCTGTTGTGAGGCCGAAGTGATATGTTATTTTTAATATAAAGTTGGAGAAGGATGCAATATTCTTTACGGATCGTAAAATGAGCGTCCTTCTCTAAACAATTTCCAGTCGTTGTTTTAAGTTGCGACTATAAATAAAAACTTATAACATGGTGCTGTTCCTATAGCGGCGAATAGCTCTGGCTCTTAACCAGATATACAAACAACGTGGGTTCGAGTCCCACCGGCACCACCAAATTTAAAAAAAGTGAAGAAAAGTAAAGTTTTGTTAAGTAGATGTTGTATTTATTATATACACAACATAATTTATGGAAGAAAAAGATTTACTCATGGAGTTTTTAAGAGGCGGATGGATTGTTGCTCTGATTGGAGCACTGGGTATGGTAGCAAGGTCTTTCATGGATGGTGTAAAGCGCACTTATACTGAACAAATCAAACGAATCATCGCGGCGGCGATATGTTCTACAATAGCTTGGTTTATTTTAGAACAAGTTGAAGTAAGTAGCTTGACAAAAGCAATCAGTTATGGCATAACTGGTGTGATAAGTCCAGAAATCCTTCAAGGTTTAACACTTCTTTCAAAGAAGTTTGCTAAGAAACCAGAAGATTTCTTAAATAAAAAATAATTTTTGCATCGGTAGCTCAATGGTAGAGTCCCTGTTTTCCAAACAGGCTGTTGCAGGTTCGAATCCTGTCCGGTGCTCCACTTTGTACTAGGTTTGGTATCCAACCAAATCGAAGATTCATGACAAAAAGCATGAACGGTGTACACCATTTTGCAAACGCCACGTCATTGGCGAAATTGAGGTTGACTCAAATGACAACTTTTAGTCAGGAGTACAAGGACGAGGAAAGTCGTTCTTAAGGCAAGCATTGAAGTCATGATTCTAATGCGAACTGGAGATTTACCAGCTCTGACTGATTATTTTCGGGCGCGTCGCATAGCGGCTATTGCAGGAGACTGTAAATCTCCCCTCTTCGGATAACCCTTGGTTCGAGTCCAAGCGTGCCCACCATTTTAGAATACGGAAGGATGGCTGAGTGGCTTAAAGCAGGAGTTTACTAAACTCCCGAAGCGCAAGTTTCCGGGGGTTCGAATCCCTCTCCTTCCGCCAAATTTATATATGCCGGATAAACATAAGTGGTGATGTGCAACTCTTGTAAAGTTGAAAAGCGAGTTCGACTCTCGCATCTGGCTCCATTTTATGGCGATGTAGCTCAATGTATAGAGCGACTGTCTTCGAAACAGCAGGTTGTAGGTTAGAGTCCTACCATCGCCACCAATTTATGCAGTAGTAGTTCAATGGTAGAATGCTTCGTTGCCAACGAAGAGGTCTGCGGGTTCAAGTCCCGCCTACTGCACCAGTTTCGTGTGTAGTTCAGTGGTAGATCAGTGCTCCCTATGATGGTAAATGACACCGCAAAAGTGGGATAAAGCACGGGCCGTTGGTTCAAATCCAACCATGCGAATCAATATTTTATGGCCATGTGACGCAACTGGATAGTCGTGTTACGCTTAGAACGTAAATGTTGGGGGTTCGAGTCCCTCCATGGCTACCATTTTTATGGGCGTGTGACGTAACTGGATAACCGTGTTTCATTCAAAATGAAAATTCTGTGGGTTCGAGTCCCACCATGCCTACCACTTTAGGTCGAACAGAACAAATACGTGCGATTTGATGAAACGGCTGGTTAATAACCAGCAGCCACCTTTCTTGGCTCGACCTTTAATTTTGATAGTGTGTGTTTTCGTCTCTAAAAACTTACGGCATATGGAAGACGTGTAACTGGGTTCGAAGTCCGGCCAACTACTTGTAGGGTGGGTTGAGCAAGCCAACCATACATTATCAAAACTATTTACGGGAGTTTGGTGAAGGCGGTCCTCACGTCGCACTGAAGATGCGAAGAAGTTGGTTCAATTCCAACAGCTCCCACCATTTTATGTAGTGTGGTAGCCGAATTCAATGAACTCGGTGACTTAGTAATATGGGTGAATGTAACCCGTCACACTGCTTCATTTTTATTGGGATATGTTGTAGTGGTAGCAAAGGAGTCTTTGAAACTCTTAGTCTTGGTTCGATTCCAAGTATCTCAGCCAATTTTATTGCGATATAGTGTTAATGTAGCACGAGCGCCTGTTAAGCGTTTAGGTAATGGTTCAAGTCCATTTTTCGCAGCCATTTTACTGGATAGTAGCTCAGTGGCAGTAGCGGCGCACTGTTAATGCGTAGGTCGTAGGTTCGATCCCTACCTATCCAGCCAATTTGTAGGTTTAATCGGCGGGCAATTAATAGGCTCGCTCATTCGGGTTTCCCCAAACTTTGAGTGGCAATGGGGTAATAGTTTAAACTTACTAAACTTTTATGGTGTCGTCCCCATAGCGGCGATTGGTTCCGGCTTTTAACCGGAAATATAAACATCGTGGGTTCGAGTCCCACCGACACCACCAATTTTTAAACATGGTGCTCTGGCAGAGCGGTTAATGCAGCGGACTTTTAATCCGTATAAGGTGGGTTCGACTCCCACGGGCACCACCATTTTATAGCAGAGACAAGCCAAGGGACGCTAACTGCGCTCATAACGCAGCCGAAAGGTATGATGTGTTCGATTCACATCTCTGCTTCCATTTTCGTATTCGTGTTTCGGACCAAAAGAAGATAGAGTGACATACGACTCTTTCAATTGGAAAAATCAGAGCACCCAATTTTTATCAGTGTGTGGTGCCAAAGGCTGGCGATTCCGCTTGGAACGGAAATTATGCAGGTTCGAGTCCTGTCACACTGACCATTTATGCTTGTGTAGCTCAACTGGATAGAGCAACAGATTACGAATCTGTAGGTTGAAGGTTCGAATCCTTCCATAAGCACCATTTTTGGCCCTATAGAATAATGGTTGAGTTCGCTTGCCTTTCAAGCAAGAGAGCCGGGATCGTGACCCGGTGGGGCTACCAATTTTGCAAACAGTAATCCTATACAATACATGTTAGTAAGGGATATGACTGAGGATATATAAGCGGGCGGCTGCGAAGTTGCATTAGAACGCGAATATATTCTTTAACTTTTACGGCGATATCGTCTATGTTTGGAAAGGACAGGATGTTTTCAACATCAAAAGCTCGGTTCGACTCCCGAGTATCGCCACCAATTTCTTCTGTGTTTATGCAGACCGTTACAGCCTCGCCGACTAAGGTAAGCTCCATGTTGCTACGAAACTGGGCAATCATATATTTAAAAGGTTGCGTTCCTTTAGGGGGTTTAAGAGTGTAACGCATACAAGTGCATTTATCTTCTGGAAAGCTCCGGAAGACTTGTATGGCAGAAGGAACCAATTTACTACACACGGACAAGGCTTTGGCCCGAAGTTCAAGTGTATGACAAGTCAAACTTGAACGTTAAACAGGGATGGGTAGCGCGTGGTGATGTAGTAATTAATTTTGAGCGGCAGCGTGGAAGGACATGCAGCCTTGAGAAGTTCTATTACGCACAGTATAGTGTACATAAAGCTGTGCCTCTGAAACGAAGCGATGACTACCTAATAGATCGGGTCAGATTCAATGTCATCAATAGGTATCAAGCCCTATCCGACTCAAATTAATTTTGAATAGCAGCTCGGAGTGTAGAAGATTGTTTCCATCTTCGGTACGAGCATGGGGTCTAACCGTCAGCGGAAAAACAAGGAAGTAACGAAAAGCCTCTGGGTTCATAACAATAGGTTTATTGGGAAACATTAAACTTGTTGGAATCTATGCGCAACTAAGAAACTCGCTATAGTGTAGTCATATAAAGCAAAGCTACACCTATTCAAAAATTTTTGATGAGGAGGTTGGCCTAGAGGCAGCAATCCTATAATGAGTAGAGTCCGTACTCCATGCAAGTAAAAGTGCAGCGATGAATTCTTGAATTCTGCATTTCCCATTACCAACTATAATGGTTTTGCTCGGAGGCAATTCAGACGATTGAACCGATAAGAACTAGGGAATTGACCTTAGCTCGGTGCCGAAAATGTAAGCGCAAATATAGTTGTTATATATTTGGCCGCGAAACGGTGACAGCTCTTTTGGCGTAAAAGCACACTCTTCAAATAACTCATGCCTCCACAGGGAGGAAAGTTGGTAGATGGCACGGGAAACCGCCAACCATCTCGCCTATCATGAGTATAATTTTAACATACACAGTAGTCCTATTGATTTATATCAATGACAATAATGGCTGCGTCAATTTTAGTCTGATCAGACAAAACAGGACCGAAAGGATATTTAAATGCACGTTGAAATAACTTCCTGCAACGGGCTTCAATTTTAGGGGTGGTAGCTTAATGGTGAAGCAACAGCTTGTCACGCTGTAGACTGCGAGTTCGAATCTCGTCCATCCCGCCATTTTACAGAGGGTAAAGGGTACTGCCACCGGACATACGCGGTGGGTTCACGTAGCCTAATACGCACACATGACCAAACACCCTTTCATATTTTTCTACGTTAGGTAACCGCCCTTCAGTGAGGCTAGCCGAGTGCCGGTGATTGCAAGCCTAGTAGGGGGTAAGAGCGCACCTCCTTACCCAATTATTTTGATTCCGATTAATTACCGGAGTTAAACGTCCGATACGTTAAAGTCGAATAGCAAAGAGGTGCAGTTGACACAGGAACCTCTCGTGGTGCGAACCCATCGGTTGGACGTTAATTATTTTGATTATAAAAAATACGAGGTGTATATTTACGATATATTATATGCTATATATATTATATATGACTATATCACCAATACAATCATCGGCTGGAGCAAATAGTTCTCCAGTAAACATTCAAACTGCGGCTAAGATATATAGCAAAAATAGTCCAATATCTATGAGCACAAGTGCTGCTGGATTTTTTGCCGGTGCCGATGTTGATGTTGTATATGATCTCAAAAAAGCTTTGATGGCTGCAATAGATTGCGGCGATTTTGACAAAGCTATTCATATTTTAAAGTGCCTAAAAGAAATAGGCTTTAATAAGATTGGTTGATTGCCTGATTGTGTAATGGCAGCACAGACGACTTTGACTCGTCTAGTCATGGTTCGAATCCATGTCGGGCAGCCACTATAGAGTTGACGGGACTAAAGCAAAAATACTAGTTAAGCTGAGAAATCTCCGATACTCTCCTTTTACGGTCTTCTAGTCTTCGGGGTTAAGGCACTGCATCGACATTGCAGATTGGGTGGGTTCGAGTCCCACGGCGACCACCAAAATATTTTGAAAAAACTTGATAAAAATCAAGACGATGAACTACTTATATGTATGAAGTATGATAAATATAAATCTATTGATTGGAAATCGGTTCAACAAAAATACGATTCTGGGGTTCGGTGGAAAGACCTTGGATATTCCAGAACGTGCTTAACTTGGGCGGTAAAAAATAAACTGTTGAGTTGTAGAACCAAGGGAGAAAGTATTAGTCTCCAATATAAACTTGGAAATGTTGATTTGTCTCCGTGGAGAACAGAAAAGCATAGACAGAAAATGTCAAAAATAGGGGGTTTGAGAGAAAACTCCGGAAGATGTAGATCAATCGCCCATTTATCTCCGATTGCTGGAGAAGTCAAGTTGCATGGAACGTGGGAAAAAATGTTTGCGGTCTGGCTTGATGAAAACAAAATCCCTTGGGTCAGAAACAAAAAATCTTTTCCGTATTACTTTGGTGGAAAATCAAGAAAATACTATCCGGATTTTTATCTAACAGAAAAAAATCAATATGTTGAGGTAAAAGGATATGAAACAGACAAGGATAGAGCAAAATGGGCACAGTTTAATGAACCGTTACTCATCCTAAAAAGAAAGGACTTATCAAGTCCTCCATATAACTTTTGGTCATGTAGCTCAGTGGCTAGAGCCTCCGGTTGATAACCGGGAGAAGACGGGTCGGAACCGTCCTTGACCACCATTTTATATGGGCGATTAGCACAGTGGCTAATGCACTTCGTTTACATCGAAGCTATCGGGGGTTCGAGTCCCTCATCGCCCACCAATTTGAAGAAGTAGCTCAGAGAAAGAGCGCCGGTGTTTCAACGTCTGTGAGGTCGGTGGTTCAAGTCCACCCTTCTTCGATATTTTACGGGAGGGCATGTACTAAGAATAGCGACGAACACTTGCAATGTTTGTGTTGTGGGTTTGATTCCCATCCTTTCCACCAATTTTCTTCACCCGAGACCGCCTCTCTCATATAAAAATGATGACGCACTCAATTTGAATATACAAATGATGACATATGACGATATGTCTAGGGTGTATGTTTTATATGCGACTTCTAATTACGGCAGATTTGCCATAATTAAACAAATGAAAAAGCATCAATAACACTTGACATTTAATAAAAATAATTTAGAGTATTGATAGTTAAATATTTTATGGGCTAGTATCTCAGTTGGTAGAGAAGCTGCTTTGCAAGCAGAAGGTCGCAGGTTCGATCCCTGTCTGGTCCACCATTTTAGGTAGATGCCCGTTTAATGAAAATAATCGCCCAATATGTCTAGGGCTGATTATTACGGCGCGGAAATTGACAAATACACCGAATATCTACTCATTTTACACCGGGTTAGCACAGTGGCTAATGCACTTCGTTTACATCGAAGCTATCAGGGGTTCGAGTCCCTTACCCGGTACCATTTCGCATATGAGGGAAGCCCCTTAGTGGTGACGACATACTTTATCACGTCAAATTTTTATTGTTGACAAACCCAAATTTATGCATATTGTGATGATTGAAATGAGATGCAATACCGCAAATCATTTCATACACACACATGAAAGATACAAACACACAAAAGACAGGCAAGAGTGGTTACGAAATTCGTTTAGAAGTGCTTCAACGAGCACTTGATATGGCCGAAGGTAGTTGGCATATGTCAAACGAAGCCTCTAGAATGGAAGCTGAGTCCAAAATTAAACTTGGATTGGTTGCAACTCCGGTTCCTGCACCAGATACTAGAGTCGAGGATGGTTTAAAAATCGCTGAGAAACTATACAAGTTTATCGAATCTAAGTAAAGAACACGTATAAACGTTCATCATTGACCCGTGTGTAAAAACACGGGTCTTTTTATTATAAAAATTACACATTAGGTATGTCACCAATATGATACAAACCAAATTCATTTTTTGTGTATAAATGAGCCGTCGATTTATAGTTATAGGATGTTCGAGTAAATCAACATTAGAAAACCATATGAGTAAAAAAATCAATACTATTCAAGACCTAGCCGCACGTTTGTCGGTGGTCGAAGCAAAGTTAAACACGCTTTCTGGATTTGAGTCCATTGGCGTCGATGCTACAAGCATCCAAGAATTAAACATTCGTTTGTCTATCGTTGAAAATGCGGTAGATACACTAATTGAAAAACCAGCTGTTGATGCAGTTTCTGAATTGGTTGCTGCTCCAGCGTATCAATCTCCAGTTTCAATTGCCGAAGTTGTTGCACTAAGCCCATCTGCCGAAGTTCCAGCCGCTGCCGCCATCGTAACTGATGTTGTGGTTGCTCAAGCAGCCGCAGAAGCTCCAGCCCCAGAAGTTGCCGACGTGGTAACTGCTGCAATCGCTGCAATCGTAAATGCTCCCGCTGATGTTGTCGTTGATCCAGTAGCTCTGGTAGATGCTATCACAGACGCTGTTTCTGGGACAGCGACAATCGCCGATCCGGCATTTGCTCAAGCAGCCGCTGATATCGTTGCTCAAATTATTGAAACCGCAACAGGTGAAGCTCCAACAGCAGCCGTTGTTGACCAAATCACTGACGCAGTTACCGCATGTCCGGTTGAATCCGCAATCTCCGAAGTTATTTTTGCAGATGCTGCTCCAGCCGCTGTAGTTGAAACTATCATCAACGAAATCGTTGCTGAAAGTCCAAGTGCAGAAGTTCCAGCCGCTGCTGAAATCGTAAACGCCGTAGTTGAGTCTGTTGTTTCTGCCGAAGCAGAAACACAACCAGACGTTGCTGCCGCTGTTGCTGCTGCCGTTGCCGCCGTTGTTAACGCGGAACCAGAAGTTGTGCAAGATGCTGATGCAATCACATCTGCAATCACCGCCGCTGTTGCTGAAATCGCACCGTCGGAATCTGCCGCCGTTCAACTTCAAATTTCAGAAGCCGTTGCAGAAGTTGTTGCTGCCGCTACCGGTGTAACTGAAATTTCTGACGAAGTACAAGCTCAAGTTGATGGAGCCGTTGCCTCTGATCCAGAATTGGACGCTATCGCTGAACGTTTGGAAAAAGTAGAAGAGAAAGTTGGTGCATTGGGAAAATAACAGCCAGCGTAGGACAAAAGTTAGATAGTGTTCGACGCTGGATACTAAATTTATTCTAATCTAACACGAAGGCTCCAGAAATGGAGCCTTTTTTATTGACATAGTATGATACTTATTTATTGTAAGAGCAGATTGACAAATTTTTAGATTTTTTCGGCGTGTAGCCTAGAGGCCAGGCACCTGTTTTGGGAACAGGACCACGTGTGTTCGATCCACATCGCGCCGACCAATTTATGGCGATATTAGTGTAATGGTTTAGCACAGAATCCTGTGAAGATTCGAGAGACGGGGTTCAATTCCCCCATATCGCCCCAATTTATATAGGATGTTCGTATAACGGTATTACTGCGCTCTCCAAAAGCGTTTATGCAGGTTCGATTCCTGCACATCCTGCCATTTATGCTGATGTAGTCTAAAGAATAGGCACCAGTTTCCTAAACTGTATCATATAGGTTTGAGTCCTATCATTAGCACCAATTTTACGTCGCTGTGCGCTCGAAATGGATAGAGCAGCCTCTGCAAAAGGCATTTATGTGGGTTCGACTCCCATCTGCGACTCCACTTTATGGAGAATACCGTGGGGGGTTTCCACGAACAACTTGGAAAGTTGTGGTGCGCCTAAAAACGCAATAGCTCGACTCTATTATTCTCCGCCATTTTTTTGGAAGATTAAACAACAAGGCGTTGTAACTGTTTGCTAAACAGATTGTCTGGTGTAAAAGCCGGATGAGTTTCGAGTACTCAGTCTTCCGCCATTTTCTATAGTGACAAAAGGGGCGGCAGACTCTGAATCTGTTGTTTGAAGCGTTGGGGTTGCTCCTAACTTAGTAAACGGCAATAATGGTGGTTTAACCTAGCCACGTAACATGCTAAAGTGAGATAGCTGTGGGACAGCTTGACTATAGGAAAATTTTTAATATGTATTCTGTAATATAATTCAATTTGCTTTATACATATGTTTATATAGAGGGGTGCTAGAGCGGCTGATCAGGATAGTCTTGAAAACTATTAAGGCGTAAAAACCTTCGTGGGTTCGAATCCCACCCCCTCTGCCATTTTGATAAGTTATGGTGTAATGTTAGCACGCATTCGGCGGCGAGTGAAGGAAGGCTCGATCCCTTCTAACTTGTCAATTTATGCCGCATAAACATAAATGGTGATGTACAAGTTTCGTAAACTTGAAAACCGAGTTCGATTCTCGGATGCTGCTCCATCTTATAAAAAGGTTATAATATATGTTATAATATAACTATAATATATTTATTGGTACTATGGATACCAATATTATATTAGTACAAGATAAGTCGTTTAATCAAGCCAATTCATATAATCCTGACACACCTGATAACAAGTGTGATCATTTGTCTGTGTTGTGCTTTAGTGGCAAAAGAGATGTAGTTGTTGAAAACTGCGTTATCGACGGTCAAAGTGCAAGATGGGGCAGCAAAGCCTCAAATGGATTTAATCATACCTACAATAATTGCATATTCAAAAATGCAACTGCTCGTTCGTTTGATATGGTTCGCGGCGGCAACATAACATTTAACAACTGTCGTTTTGAAAATGATGGCAGTCGTAAAAAAATAACATCACCATATGCTATCGCCGAACAATGCGATATTGGCATGAAGGGTGGTATTCGCGATGTTACATTTAACGATTGTGTGTTGAATGATATTCTTATCGGCGATTATAGCATATATGATCAAGCTGATAGACCAAAGGCTCGTAGATTTACATTTAATAATTGTAAGAATCTTGACGGCGGTGCAATTATCATTCGTGGCAAATATTTTGAAAAAGACAGTCTTGTGCTAAATAACACAAAAGCCAAAGTATGGATTTGGCCAGAACTATTAACCAAACTATATTGGGCATATAACCGTAAGTTTGGCGATACTAGAAAGTTTGACGGCTGGAACGTCATAACAGACGAAGAAAAATTATAATAACTCAAACCCAACTTTAATCGGTTGGGTTTTTTGTTGTTTCTGCATATATTTATAAGCATATGACAAAATCAGAACTTAAAGCACTAATCAAAGAGGTTGTACAAGAAACAAAAGCAATGAATCAAGATTGGTTTGCCGAAGATGTGCAACTCAATCCAGAGAAGCAAGAACAAATGACAACCACTCAATTGAATGGCTTGAATCAAAAATCGGCCAAGATGCTTGAAATCATGAAGTCTGAAAACGTTAAGCTAGAGCCTTGGATGATTGACTTGATTAGCCAAGCATATCATAACATTGATGCGGTTGCTAACAAACTGATGTTTGGTGATAAGAGCCAATAAAATGGCACAAATCAAATGTTATATCGCTCAATCTTTATATCAGATATTCATCTTGGCTCAAAAAACAGTAAAGCCAAACAAGTAGATGAATTTTTAAAAAACAATACATCTACAAACTTGTATTTGGTCGGTGACATTATCGACGGTTGGAAATTTCAAAAGAACCGTTCTAAATGGAAGAAAAGTCATTCCGAAGTAGTTCGTAGAATATTAAAGATTGCTAATGGTGAAACGAATGTGGTTTATATACCCGGCAATCATGATGAATTTGTAAGAATGATTATACCATATCAAATGGATTTTGGTAATATCAAAATACATAACGATATAGAACATATAGGTGCCGACGGTAAAAAGTACCTCGTAGTACATGGAGATTTGTTTGATGGTATTACTAGACTTGCTCCATGGTTGAGTTTTCTTGGAGACAAGGGATACGACCTCATTATCTCAATGAACGCAAAATATAATTGGATACGCCATAAGTTTGGTTTTGGCTATTGGAGTTTTTCAAAATATCTAAAACATAGAGTAAAGAAAGCGGTAGATTTTATTTTTAAGTTTGAAATCAATATCTCAAATCATTGCAAACGCAAAAAATACGATGGTGTTATTTGCGGACATATTCATCATGCCGAAATAAAAGAAATTGACGGCGTGAAATATATGAATTGCGGAGATTGGGTAGAGTCTATGACTGCACTTGTCGAGCATCTTGACGGCAGTTGGGAAATAATACATTATACTCGCCACGATGAAGAATAAAATCTTGATTATATCTGACAATATGCCAGACCAAATAAATGGCGTGGTTACGACATTTAAAAATGTATCAAAGATTGGGGAAAAGAATGGATATGACATTCGTGTTCTCGATCCATCATATTTTCGTCACTTCTCAATGCCTAAATATCCAGAAGTAAAAATCAGTATACCATTCGGCGTGGCTAATATGATAGAAGAAACAGAACCGGATTATATTCATATTGCTACAGAAGGTCCGCTCGGTCTTGCGGCTAGAATACATTGTGACAGAAAAGGATATAAGTATAACACTTCATATCATACAAAATTTCCCGAGTTCTTAAAGAAGATATATCGTATACCCGAATTTATTACATATATGTATGTTCGTTGGTTTCATAAACATTCTGGAAAGGTTCTTACTACCACAAAATCTATGGTGAATGAATTGAAGCAACACAATTTTACCGCCGAAGTTATTCCTTGGACTCGTGGCGTTGATAGAAACTCATTAAAGCCGAGAGTTGAAAGATTTAGAAACATAAAGCCTGTGGTTTTATATGTGGGCAGAGTATCAAAAGAAAAAGGATTAGATGATTTGTGCAAATATCAACACCTGTATTGCATTGATATTGTTGGCGACGGTCCATATAAAGAAGAACTTGCTGCAAAATATCCAAACGTTAGATTTCTAGGATATAAAACAGGTAAAGATTTAGCAGACTGTTATGCACAAGCGGATGTATTTTGCTTTCCTAGTAAAGCAGACACTTTTGGCATTGTAATAATAGAAGCAATGAGCATAGGAACGCCGGTTGCGGCATATCCTGTATCTGGTCCTATTGACATTGTTGAAGAAGGACTAACAGGATTTTTATCAAACGATTTGCGTGAAGCTATTGATAAATGTTTAACTCTTAATAATGAAAAGGTTAAACAAGCAAGTGCCGTTTGGTCTTGGGAAGAGTGTTGGAACATATTTCAAAAGAATTTAGTAAAAAAGATTTGACTTTAGATAAAATTCCTTCACTCTCTTACTCAAGAAAAGGGTGTGGTGAATCTACCACACGGTGGGACGGCTTGTTTTCCACCGAAGGACGCGAACCGAAATATGCGCCTTCCTAGTTCTTTATATTTTCCTCTTGTAGCTCAATTGGTTAGAGCGGGTGCTTTATAGGCGCAGGGTTGTGGGTTCAAGTCCTACCAGGAGGACCATTTGTTTGTTCAGTTCAAGATTATGTCGTGAAAGCATTTCAAAAACCCATTTAGAAATGTGAGTAATTTAGCGAGACGCAGGGTAGAATGAAATAATGGAAATGCATTCTACTATCAGACATTGCGACAACCCCCAAGTTAGAAGGTTGAATAAACAAAATTATTTTAGATAGCAATGATTGTTGCTTCATAGCAATAGTAGGTTTGGGTCCAACCAAATTGAAATGCCGTGAATGCAACAATATCGGCTTTTACGGTAGTGTGGCTCGATTGGTTAAGGCAGCATCCTCATAAGGTGTTTTATATGGGTTCGAATCCCATCACTACCTCCATTTTATGCCGGTAAATCATAGGTAGCGATGAACTACATTGGTAATGTAGGAAGCAGGGCGCAAATCCCTGTACTGGCTCCAATTTATATGAAAATTCCGCATAAGAATCGTCGCATTTTGCAAAAACCAAAAAGAAGTAGAGGTTATTGTTTTGGTTGTGATGCCAACTGGATAATTCCCAATATAAAATGTTCTGTGTGTGGTCGTATTGGAGAGGGTAGAAGAAAGTTCAAGAAACATGCTCCTACAATCGAAGAATTTGATTAGTTGTTAGTTTCTATTTTGGTCGCGTGGCGGAACTGGCTATACGCGCATGTTTGAGGTGCATGTTCCGAAAGGATTGTGGGTTCAACTCCCACCGCGACCACCAATTTTTATGACAACAGCAATAATACTATGGGCGCTGTTGACGTTGTTAGTAGCGACTGAAACAGACAACCAACCCCGTGAATAACGGGCCACTTTTGGCTCATATATATAATATATATCATATACTATGGCTAAGAAAATCAAAGTAAATGTAGCGGATATATCAAACAGCTCTTTGTTTGCAGGAGTTCCGGCAAAAGTATTAAAGAATGTACCAAAGATTTGTACAATGAAAGAATACTCGGCTGGCTCAACAATAATAAACGAAGGTGAAAAAGGAGATTTTATGTTTGTTATAGTAGATGGTCAAGTGGATGTACTAAAAGGACCAAAGAAGATGAAACTAGCAACTCTTGGTAAAGGAGTATTTCTAGGAGAAGGTGCCCTTGTTAGCAAAGCACCAAGAAACGCAAGCATTGTTGCAAAAGATAATGTTAAACTTGCTGTATTCGACCAAGCGGGATTTGATAAACTTTCAGTTATGCATCCATGTATTCCAGTTACTATGATGAACGTTCATAATGAGCGTTGCAAAGATACTGTGCGTAAAATGAATGTAGCAAAGTCAAAAGAATTTATATTGATGGCGGGTGTTGGACTATTACTTTTTATACAAAACTCACATAGTATATTGCCAGAAAATCTACACCCTATAGCGGACCAATTGGCTAGTTATATTCCAGCCCAATTGATGGCATTGGGTGGTCCCGCTGCTGCGGCAATGGGACTAAAGTTAAAGCAACTTGAAATGAGTAGTATTGTTTCTAAACTAGACAAGATTTAAAATATTTACATATATTTATTGAATATGATAACATCAGAAGACCAAACCGAACCGACAGCAGAACAGATCGCCGAAAATCGCACCGCCGCACTTAATGCCGAGCACCCAGCATCATGGGTCTGGGACGAAAGTGCTGTATCGTTCGTTCCTCCAATACCATTGCCTACCGACGGCAAACCCTATCTATGGGATGAGGCGACGAGATCCTTCATACCGTTTCCAGGATTTCCAACTGACTAATATATTCTTTCAAATAGTTATTGACATCTGTAGGAAATGTTCTATAGTCGTTGATAGTTATTTGATATAGAAAATTTTGGGCAGGTGATGTAATGGCAGCCATGCGAGTCTTAGAAGCTCGTGCCGCAAGGCGTGCAGGTTCGAGTCCTGTCCTGCCCACCAATTTTTTCCGGTGGTAAATACCTTGGTGTTCGTCGCACCATTTACTGGCTGATATACAATGACAAATACGTAGTTATTACTGATTGAAATTGCAAATGACTCCCGACACGCGGGCTTGATCGTAATGGGTCGGAGCTAGAGTCCTTGAGGTAGTAGCTTGATTGTATATCGAAGGGGAGCCTAGCTGCGGGGCCATGTCTGGAGATGACAAACTCAACACGCAGTCGGAAAAAACTTTTTTGCATTGAGAACCTTGGGGATGACTCACCTGCTGATGAACCTTGGTCGCAGAGACGCAGGTAACTCTGCCAATGCAAAATTACTTTATGGCCGCATGTTGGAATGGTAGACAATCTTGACTCAAAATCAAGTGCCCTTCGGGTGTGGGGGTTCAAGTCCCTCTGCGGCTACCAATTTTTATGAAAAAAATATCATCACTATTATTACTTGCTTCATTATTATTGAGCGGGTGTGTTTCTGCACCTCCTCGTGAAATCATTATTGAAAAAGTAATTATAGTACACGAATATCCTCCTACAATTTGGAATTTTGGAATTAGTCGTGACGGAGGATATTATCGCTATGGTCCTTGGAGAAATAAATAAATTTATGGAAACTGAAAATACTACTGCAAATACAAACTACGATTCTGAAAAATTCAAAAGACGTGACATTATGCGTAATGAATATCGTCGTATGAGAAATGAAATGAATCAAATCATTTCTAAAAAAGCCGACGAGATTGCTGCTCGTTGGATTGAAGAGTTGAAAGAAACTAAATAAT